ACCTTGCTGATTCTGTGGAGGTGGAAGATGAATAAGCTGCGCAGATTGATGTTTGGTGACATGCCTACATATCAGGTTGTCGAGGAAATCGTGGGAGGGGTCAGTTTTCTGGCCCTGATCCTTGGGCTGATGTTCTTGTATGTTATGCAGGGGTAGGTCGCAAAAGCGATTAACCCGCCTACCGGCAGGCCATGATAATATCTGCCTCCCTGCTGGTCACAAAAACAAAACTATCGGGAGACACTCATGCAACTTCGGGAGCATCAAGAGACCGCCATTGATATGGTTCGGCACTCACTGAAGAAAGGAAATAAGAACGTAATTTTGGCTGCACCCTGCTCCATGGGAAAAACCATGATTGCAGCCAGTATCATGATTTCTGCTGCTGAGAAGAGGGGTAAGAGATCGATTTTTTATTGTGACAGGACTAAGCTGGTCCGTCAGACCATTGAGACATTTGAGCGCCTTGGGGCTGATTATAGTGTTCTTCAGGCTGATGACTGGCGCTTCGATCCAAGTAAACCAATACAGATAGCCAGTATCCAGACTGCTGTAAGAAGACAGCAACTGGACTATGATCTGGCGATCATTGACGAATGCCACACAATGTACAAGGGCTTCTGTGACGGGCTGATGGCGAACTATAACAACGTACCCCATATTGGCTTAACTGCCACGCCTTACTCGAAAGGTCTAGGAAAGTATTACTCTGACCTGATCGTGCCCATTACGACACGCGGCTTGCTCGAAAAGGGCTATTTAACGCCCACCGACTACTATGCCGGGCATCAGGCTAACATCAGTTCAGTCAAGATGAAAAGACTGGCAACCGGCGGTACAGATTACGATCCCAAGGGGTTGGAACAGGCTCTTATGAGTGACAAGACGCTTGCTGGGGACATTATCGAGAACTACGTTCGCCACGCTTCAGGTAAGCGGGCAATAGCTTTCACGCCGTCCATCGCCCATTCCAAACAACTCACAGAGAAATTTAATCAGGCTGGGATCAAAGCTATACACATTGACGGGATGATGGATCAAGGGGAGCGGGATATCATCTACCGTGCATTTAACGCCGGACTATACACTGTATGCTGCTGCTCAAGGCTTTTGACAGTGGGCTTCGATGATCCGGGTGTGGAGTGTTTGATTGATTGCGCACCATCCAAATCTGTCATCAGGAATGTACAGGTCGCCGGGAGAATCTGGCGCACCGCTCCGGGAAAGGAACGGGCAATCTATCTCGATCACGCCGGTAATATTCAAAGGCTGGGAATGTTTCCAGAAGATGTTGTCCCAGAGTCTCTTGATGACGGCGAGCAGAACTACAATGAACGCAAGCTGGTCAAGAAGGAAAAGAAAGAGGCCGAGCCAGTACAGTGTCCCCAATGTACCCGGATGTTTGTCGGGAAGTGTGTGTGCGGATATGAGAGAAGCAGAACCAAGGAAATCATAACCGATGACCAGATACTGCAAAAGATGAACTTGGCTCAGGATCACAGGAGGTGGCTCGCCAGTTTACAATTGTACGCACACCAGAAGGGATACCAGCGGGGCTGGATTTATCACACCTTCAAGAAAAAATTCAAAACAGAACCCAAAGACTGGCCAAGACCAGCGGCACAGGTTGATCCTGATGTCATGGGGTATATAAAACATCTCAATATAGCGAGGGCGAAAAGTGGAACAAATCTTAGAGCGGCTTGATGGCGTAAGGCGCCACGGCAAAGACAAGTACATGGCCTGCTGTCCTGTTCATCAGGATAAGTCACCGTCCATGATGGTTACAGACAAGGGCGACAAGATCACGATGTACTGCTTCAGTTGTGGGGCAAAAGGCCCGGAGATTATCAAAGCAATTGGGCTACCGACATCGGTAATCTTCAAGGATTCCGGTACATTCGATAAACAGTCATATATATTGAGTAAGACAGAAACGGAAGACAAGATGATGATTGCGGTTTATGATAACGCCGTAAACCGTGGTGAGGTAATATCACATGATGACTTTCGAAGATATCGTTTGGCTAAAAGCCGAGAAGAGTTGCGTTCTGAGCAGGCGTGAGAAGGAGTCTCTCAGGGCAGAGCTAGACCAGCAGATCAAAGCATTCCTTGATGCCGGTGGAAAGATCACCAAGATTGAAGACGGCCAGATGGAAGGCAGAGATGTAGGGTTCGACAGATTGTTTCTGACAGAGCCAAAGAAATGACAACAGGGAGGCACCATGAACAGACCGATTTACGAGACGCCTGAATCGCTCAGGTCAGAAGCCACACTGGCTGAGAGCATCAAAGAAAAACTATTACCCGGCTGGGAGTTGGTTAAGCTACCGATCAGATACAGGTTGGATTATGCCTGTCTGGATGATCAAGGCGTGATCCGAAAGTTTTACGAGCTAAAGTGCCGGACCTGTAATATGCATGATTACTTTACCTACATGCTGTCGGCAGAGAAGTTCATGACGGCAAAGCAGTATATCCGAGACCTTGGGGTGCCGTGTTCACTGATTGTCCGCTGGAAGGACATCGACGGCTGGGCAAACCTGAAGTATTGCGATTACTCGCTGAAGATAGGGGGAAGGAAAGATCGGGGAGACAGTCAGGACATAGAACCTGTCATTCATATACCAATAGACGAGTTCAGCATCATAGAATGAAAAAAGTAAACAGTTCGTGTAAAATATCGAATGATATGCGCAAACATATACTTGCGTTGTATTACGAAGACAACCGTATGCCGATGCGGATACACCGGATGACTGGTATACCATTGGACACAGTTAAAGACATAATTTACCGAAGACGCAGGAAAGACCCATGAGACCACCAAGAGTGTTTACCGAGCATGAGACTGCTGAGGTTTTCGAGTTGGCATCTGCACTTTCGATGGAGCAACTTGCCCATTATTTCGGTATATGCGACAACACCCTACGCGCAGTCTTTGAAAGACAGCCAGAAGTTTTTGAGGCATTCAGAAAGGGTCGGAGTTTAGCTATATCGGAGATAGCTGGGAGTGTCATATCTGCTGCGAAGGGTGGCGATATGGCTGCTGCTAGGCTTTACCTGACTACCAAGGCAGGATGGGTCCAGACCGATCGTAAAGAGCTTACAGGTGCTGACGGCGGCCCGATCAACGTGGATACCGTATGGCGTGTAGAAATCATGGAAGAAGATGATGCCACTGACTAAAGGTTATTCAAAGAAATCCATTGAAAAGAACATCGCAGCAGAGATCAAAGCGGGCAAGTCCAGAGAGCAGGCAGTTGCCATTGCCATGGATATTGCCAGACGAGCCAAAGCCAGAAAAGAAAAATCATCTGTCAGGTACGAATAGACTTTGCGGTGAGTGCTGGATCATGACGGGAAATCCAATATGCCAAGCATGAAGATACCGAAGCGACTTTTGCCGCTGGTCAAGAAGAAAAAAAGGCTAAAGATCGTGATCGGTGGGAGGGGTTCAGCAAAGTCAATGACGGTAGCTGATCTGTGTCTCATGGCATCTCAAACGGAGGGTATCAAGACTGGGTGCTTCCGTGAGTACCAAAACTCCATTGACGACTCAGTACACGCACTGCTGGCATCCGAGATTGATAGGCTGGATGTTCAGGGGTTCGAGGTACAGGCCCAGCAGATACTGTATCAGAATGAGCCAGCGTTCCGGTTCAAAGGTCTGGCAAGATCACCAGAGGCCATCAAGTCCATGCACGGCTTTAAGAGGTTCTGGGTAGAGGAAGCGCAGACAATCTCCCATAACAGCCTACGGGCGCTCACACCTACGCTCAGGGAAGAAGACTCCGAGATATGGATGACCGGGAACCCCAGATCAAGCGTTGACCCATTCTCACAACGGTTCATCAAACCATTCGAAAAGCAGCTTCGCCGGGATAGGTATTACGAGGACGACCTGCACCTGATCATCTGGATCAATCACGATGACAATCCGTATTTTCCTGATGTCTTGGAGCGTGAAAGGCTTTACGACCAGAAGAATATGTCAACAGCCCTGTATCGACACGTTTGGGAGGGTGAGTATTACGATGAGGTGGAAGACACGATCATCCCGGTTGAGTGGTTCGATGCTGCCATAGATTCCCATGAGAAGCTGGGATTCAAGCCGTGCGGGGCATTGGTAGCTGCACATGACCCAAGCGATGAGGGTGGAGACTCGAAAGGCTACGCATTGATGCACGGATCCGTTGTGCTGAACGTCACCGAGAAGGTCACAGGAGACAGCGCAGAGGGTATGGACTGGGCACTGGACCTTGCTCTATCTGCTAGTGCGGACTGGTTTGTATGGGACTGTGATGGGCTTGGGGTATCACTGAAGCGTCAGGTAGATCAGGCACTGGACGGCAAGAAGGTTGAGTATCACATGTTCAAGGGCAGCGAGTCCCCAGAAGATCCTGACCTGCCGTATGAGACTGGCGGATTACAGAGGGCCAAATCAAACCGGGAGACATTCGCCAACAAGCGCGCACAGTATTGGTGGAAGTTGAGAAACCGGTTCGAGGCAACGTACAGGGCCGTAGAAAAAGGTGAGTACATTGACCCTGATAATCTGATATCCTTGTCGTCAGGTATTGATAACTTGGACCAGTTGCGTTCTGAAGTCTGCCGCATTCCGCAGAAGCGAAACAACGCGGGTAGATTTCAGGTCATGTCCAAAATCGACATGTCAAAGAAGCCGTATGAGTTACCATCACCGAACATGGGTGACTCGCTCATGATGGCTATGTTCAAACCAAAGCCGGTGGTGCAGATGGCAAACAAAATTAACTTCAAAGGGTGGGGCTGATGGCGACCTACGATGACAAGGAATATTCCGAAGAAAGCGAGCGTTCTGAGGGCGAAGAACGTCATTACAGCGGGGAAGCATACAAGGATCACGGCAAGGTAATCCAGATGCTGACAAAGGCTCAGGGTGCCGACCACGACAACCGTGAGAGGGCCAGAGAAGCCATACTGTTCGTAAACAAGCGTGACGGCCAGTGGGAGCCATACTGGTGGGAAGCCAATCAAGGGCGACCCCGCTATACATTCGACATGGTATCGCCAATCATCGACCAGATCTCCGGTGAGATCGAGCAGGCCGACTTTGATATCCGTGTATCCCCTGCCGGTGGTGACGCAACCAAAGAGATCGCCCTGACCTATGACGGTTTGATCCGTAACATCGAGAACATCTCTAGCGCCAAAGACGTATATGCTGCCAGCGCCCGTGGAATGATCACTACAGGGTATGACGGCTGGCGCGTTGTCCAGAAGTACGCTGACTCTGATTCCTTTGACCAAGACCTGCTGATTGAGAAAGTGCATAACTTTGTGGATAGGGTGTGGTTTGATCCCGCCGCAGAGAAACAAGACCGCTCTGATGCCCGGTATTGCTTTGTGCTTCACCCGGTAGCCAAGGACGAGTTCGAGCGCCGCTGGCCTGACTCTAATGGTAACTCCGTGTCAGATGACCGTGACGGTGAGGCATACTTCGACAAGGCTGAGGTTGTCCTGATTGGCGAGATTCTCTACTGCGAGTACGAGGAGCGGCAAGTTGTCCTGATGTCCAACGGCCAGACCTATGCCGATGATGACGAGTTCTCAAGTATCCGCGATGAACTGGAAGCCGCTGGTGTCACCGAGGTGGATCGCCGCAAGCGCCCAGAGAAGTACGTCTGCTCCCGGTTCTTTGATGCCGATGGATGGCTGGGCGAGAAGAAGGAAACCGTATTCAATCGGATACCAGTGATTCCCTGCTTTGCGAACTACACGATATTCGAACACAAGACCCTGTACTCTGGCGTCATTGAGAGATTGATGGACTCCCAGCGGGTGATGAACTACAGCCTGTCACGCGAGATTGAAGAAGGCGCGCTGTCACCCCGTCCGAAGTATTGGATGACACTGGCACAGGCCGCAGGGCATGAAGATCAGCTTTCCACGCTGAACACCAACTCCGACCCAGTACAGTTCTATAACGTGGACCCAGAGGCACCACCGCCGGGTCAGCAGGGTGGCGCTATCATTAATCCCGGCCTGAGAACGATCACCGAGGCCATGAGAGGCATGATTGGGTACGCCGCCGGTATGTTTGCCGCCAACATGGGTGATAACCCCGGCTTACAGTCTGGCGTAGCTATACAGCAGCTTCAGAACAAGGGCGATAACGGTACATTCAAGTTTAACAAGGCTCTACAGGT